ACGGCGTCATCGCAAGACACGAAGCTGTCGCGTTGGACCACCCAGATGAGCTCCTTGCAAGGGTGGTTGAAGTTCAGCTTGATCTTGTTGGCGGTGGAGGTGATGGACTCGCCACCAGTGAACTGGAGGGTGTCAATCAGGTACTCGTGGGCGACCTGGGCGAACTTGCGGCGCTCGTCAGTGTCCAGGTAGATGTAGTCCACGTACAGAGACGCAGCCACCAGACCAGCGTTGGCTACGCGGTCGCGGACCACGTGGGGGTTGCTGGTGTTTTGGGGAGCAATGTCCCAGCACAGGTTGCGCAGGTCGTTGAACTCCAGGTTGATGCGCACCTCGTGGTATTGGAGGGCGATCAGGGGCAGCGCCAGACCGGGGTGGCGGTTGAACCAGAACTGCAGGGGGATGTACAGGGTGTACTCAGGGGCGCACTTCTGGACCTCGTCGCTGGTGTTGGGCACACCGGCGCCGCAGTCAGCGTCGCAAGCCTCGCCGCCTTGGACCAGCACGTTCACCAGCTTGGGCACGTTACCCACCATCTTGGCATAGCCGGCTTGTTTTCCGGGCTCTTGGGTCAGCTCATTCCAGATGTGCAGCCAGTCACCGTAGTGCTTGTCGATACGTTGTCCTCCGATTTCGATCTCGACGTTCTTGACCAGGTTGTGACCGGGCCAGTTGAGCCAGCGGAATTGGGCGCCGCTGCCGTCGCTGGTTTGCAGAGTCACCTGGGGCAGGGTGGCTTGCAGGTACATGCGGTAGATCAAGTCACCATTGCGTTGGATGGTGCAGGTCACCTTCTTGCCAAAGTTGGGGGCACCGTTGAAAGGGTTTTCAATGGACTCCATGGCGAAGTTAGTGTGGCGACGGTAAACTACCTTGAAGACATCTCAAAGTAAATACCCTCCCTTTCGGGATATTTCTATACTAGCTCATTGCCCGTCTTGCAAGGAGATCATTGTATAAGGGATTGGACTATATCTTAAGCGTGTGTCATAAATAACACCCACCCATCATCATTTAGTCTCTGAACTCTGTCCGTACGCTTTCGCGCCCAGGACTTGGCTGCGGATTGTCCATTTCAGTCCCATGACTCTCATCTTTGGAGTTTTTACCATTCTCAGGTTCTGTTCCTGACCAGTGCTACCTTTCGGCTCACCTTGGTATCCAAAGCTTTAGGAGGTTCCCGCAATTTGACGATGTTGCAATCAGATGTGAATACATCTAATCACTAGCAGCTGTGGTATAAGTATCGGAACCACTAACAGACTTGTCGGGACGCTTATTCCGTTTTGCGTCCCCTGACTGCTTTTCTACCCCCTTCAATATGTAGTTGAGGTAATTTGCGGGTTGCCAGTCAGGTAAACGTCTTGGGCGCCATAGGCTACGAGTTGCATTAAACCACCACCGGTCATCTCTGTCTATACCCTTGCTAAAGAAAAAAATTTCGGCAGATTGCAAAACGCAAACCGGGATGCGAATTCTATACTCTTCTAACGCATACCTTAACTCTATGGCGTGCTTAAACACATGCACAAATCTCATAAGAGAATGTCGGGATCAACTGATGCCTTTTTTAAAATACGTCAAACAAAGAGAAGCAACCCTGAAGAACGTACCACGCTTGATGTGATGCATCAATGCCAAATTAAAAGGATTCATGAAGATTATAGTGAACTTGAAGAACTAGGAATGGAAATAAACTCCATTAAACAAAAAATCAGGGAAACAAATGATGAATTAATGCGCGGGCAGATGGAAAATTATCTTGTTCGTTTGGAAGAAGACTTTTCTGAAAAAAACAAATCGGACCGCGTATATGATTATCTTTTAAACACTGGTGATATTTTATTTGATTATTATGATATGCAGGAACAGATTTCAAAGGGTGTAGTAAATGAGCCATCTAGTAAAAATAAATATAAACCAGGGGATGTTTTGAGTGCACTGCATGCAGCCGCGGCTATGGACGAACAAGAACATGCAGATGATGGTAAAAATCAAGAAAAGGCTGCTGAAAAGCCAGAAGAAAAGGCAGTCGACAAGGCGGAAAAAAAAGGTAAAGCTGGTAAGAAGAAAAAGGCTCTTGGGCGAAATGAATTGTTGGAACAATACCTGCTGCTCATAAATCCAGAGTATGTGAAAAAGGTAAATGAAGTAGATGATGTATCCAATGAATGTGCCGAGTGTGGATCTGATATGACATTTAGTCAAACAGAGGCTATGCTCTATTGTCCAGAATGTGGTGCATCAGAATTCATTCTAATTGATAGTGACCGCCCGTCATACAAAGATCCCCCGCGTGAAAGCAATTATTATGCTTACAAGCGTATTAATCACTTTAATGAACTTTTGGCGCAATTTCAAGCCAAGGGAAGCACGGAAATTCCTGATGAGGTTTTTGATCAAATTCTAGCTGAACTTAAAAAACAGCGCATCACCGATTTTAAAAATCTAAAATATCGTCAAATGCGCGAAGTTTTGCGCAAACTCAAGCTCAATCGTCAATACGACCATATTCCTTTTATCATTAGCCGTTTGAATGGAAGTATTGCACCCGTCATGAGTCGCGAAACGGAAGAAAAGCTGCGACACATGTTCAAGGAAATTCAGCCAAGTTTCCAAAAACATTGTCCCAAAAACCGCCGTAACTTTTTATCATATTCCTACGTACTCTACAAATTCTGCGAGCTTCTGGAACTTGATGAATTTCTTGCGAGCTTTCCTCTACTCAAAAATCGCGACAAATTATATCAACAAAGTAAAGTTTGGGAGCAGATTTGTTTGGATATGAGTTGGCAATATATTCCTACGATTTAGACTGTACAATAAAATGGATCAAATAGATTCATGCACTTTTCTGGAAAGTGGATCTTCATACGTTTCAACCCTAATAAATACAAAAAAGCAGGTGTCACATACAACCCTAAAATGCACGAACGCACACCCCAGTTACTAAAGCTGATTAAAAAACACATTGAGAGAATTCATAAGGAAAAAAATAAAGAGCTAGTGGAGATCCACCACTTGTTCTTTAACAGTGCATAATTTACCAAATTCCCTTATAGAATCTAACGGCGGATCGCGAGTCCTCCAGCGAGACCAGAGCCGATACTGAAGCCGGCCCCTTGGCGAGCAGTCACGCCCACGCTGGGAGCCAGTACGTCCAGCAGAGCAAACACGGCGGCGGCGGTCAGAGCCAGGGTCGCCACTTCATCCATCGCCAGAGCCTTCTTGGGGATGTAGATGGCGGCTACAGCCACAGCCAGACCTTCCAGCAGATACTTTAGAGCGCGGTTTACGAATTCGCCGACAGAGAAATCCATTGCTTCTATACTCTAGCGTTTGAAAAAAGTTTTGACAAGTCCGGGTGCAAGTGCGTAAAGAAGCCTAAACACATAGACTCTATATGAGGAAGAGCAATGTCGGGTTCCAACGTTCGTGAAGACTTTCTAGACGAGGACAATGAAATCCCCAGCCAACGCTATGTGCTGCTAAGTTTTCTAAGTCCGGAGAAGGTCCTGGCTCGCAAGGATCAGTTTTTCTTTGAACAATTCCTAAAAAACTATGAAATCAACTTCAAGACCAAGAATCTAGAAAAGTTTCTAGCCAAGCAAGTTCTGGACTTTAACGCCAAGCTGGATGCGGAGGTGGCTCGTCTGGAAGCGGCGGAGCAAAGCGATGCAGCTGAAATTTGCCGTAAAGCCCGCATCCCTGTCGGTGAAGTCCTGGAAGCTTACCAGGGATATATCAAAGAAAACGCCAAAGAAATCACTACGACCAAGATCAAAGAAGCCTATGACGACTTTATGTTTGCGCATGAGAAACGTCTGGAAGATGAATTCTTTGCAAAAAACAGTTTCCAAACCAGCGTGCGTGGTCTGAAGGTGCGCGGCGCGTACGGAACCCAAGAAGAAGCATCCGCCCGAGCCAAGAAGCTGCAACGCAATGATCCTGTCCACAATATCTATGTAGCCGAGGTGGGCAAGTGGCTTGCATGGGATCCCAATCCTCACAATGTGAAGGACCAAGAATACCAGAATGATGAGCTGAACAGCCTGATGAAAGCCTACAAGGATAATGAAGAGGCTCGTGACGAGTTTTACAATAAGAATCCGGAAGCTCGCAATGCGGCTAAACAACGCGGCGTCCGTGGAGAAAAGGAAATCATGAGTATCGTGGGTACTAAGGATGATCAGGAAGAAGCCAATGCTAGCAATGCGTCTGGTGGCGGACCTGGTGGGCAACATGCGAGTCTGTTTGATGGTCCTGCCGATCTAGCCCTCCAACGTAAGCTTGAGCGTGAAGGATCTAAAAAGGAGTAAATAGGCTGTATCCAGGATGTCCAAATATAATATTAACGATGAGTTTCGTTTGAGTGAGAATCAAATCAGACGCTTTGAAGAATGGAAAGAGCCGCTCAAAAAATATATGGTTGGACCAATTGGCGGCATCTTTACATTCCATTTTACACCGACAAGTATTGGAACAATTGTAAGGGTCACATGCAATTCAGGAAAGTTTCACGACGAGCTAGATTTGACGGAAAATATGTAAGTATTCTTATATGGTTATTTAATAACCTATTAAGAAGTATGTATCTTAATAACCGCCGGGTTGCACACCATTGATATCGTAGCGGGGCAGAATAGGTACGCAAGTGGATTGCTCGCAGAAATAGCCTTCGGGGCAAGGCTTGCGTCCAGGAGTGCAGCTCATGTCTTCAAATCCGCTGATTTCAGGGGACAAGATGTTTTTCACATAAGGGACGATGAGCAGGATTGCCAAGAAAAATAAAAACGCACCGACCATACCGGTTCCTAAAGCTAGACGTGCCATTTCTTCTATTGAGGGCAACTAATTTCTGACGCATTAAGGTAAAACCGGGAGACCTGTTGATTCAGGAAGGGCGGGTGGATTTGTTCCTACACACCATCCGTTCATGCATGCAGTTCCAAATGGGCACGGCGGGTGATTTAGACCGCATTGCGGTGCATTAGGATCGCCGATAAAGCCTTCTTCTCTGGTCATATAGAATGTCAATAGGATCGCTATTGCGAGTAACCATAAAGAACAGATTAGAGAGCTAGACATTTCTAATAGGTCTCAATACTGTTTTCGCACAACAACTGCTGGACCGCGAAGACGTTGATTGTTGGTGGGATCATACATATTAACATCTTCTTCGTCCTTGTCACGATAGTGATTGGCATTGTGCTGCCAGAATTCGGGTGCACCGATACGAAAGTCTCCTTGAATTTCAGCCTTGTACCAGAAAATGGCATCTTCCAGTCTATTTGATCGGGTGTTGTTATTAATCACTAAACATTCATAATTTTCAGTGCACTGATCCATGATTTGGCAGAAGAATTCAAAATTGGGAAATGCGGCTCCAAAGTTATCAAAAATACGTTTACGATTGGAAATATATGGTTCACGAAGAATAAATACATAGTCAACATTTGTACGAAGTACCGGAGGAATACCGAGAGGATATTGCATGGTAATCAAGAAGAAAATCTTTTGGTGACGACCGTTCAAGAAACAATACCGAATATTTTTGTCGTGAATCCAAGAATCGTCATAGAGGCAGTCATCAAGAATCAAGAATGAACGGGGGTCTAACTTGGATTTTTGAACCATTTGTCCAGGAGCACGAGGAGCATTTTCTTGTTGTTGGATCTTTTTTGTAATGAGCTGTTGACGTTTTACAAAATTGGCTAAAATGGCTGCATTATACTCGCCATGGATAAAAATGGGGGGTACAATTTTGCCATAAAAGCTATTGGATTCTTCAGTACCTGAAATCACAGTTCCCATTGGAATATTTTGGTGATGAAAAAGAAGATCCTTGACAAGCGTGGATTTTCCTGTACGGCGCCGCCCAATAAACACGCATACCGCATCTTGAGGAATCATTTTCATATCAAACTTACGAAGGCGAACACTTTGTGCATTCAAAGAATTTGGATTTGGGGCTTGTGCCATTTCAAATTTCTAGTCTAACAATCTAAAAATACAGCACACACTATACGCAGTCATACGGGTTATGCGTGTAAATATAACAGGAAAAAACCAAAGACCCGGTAAGAATTACATGCCGCCAAAACGTGGAAAACATGGTCATGATATGGGTTCTATCCCCCCCTTATCGGGAATAAAACTTGGTGTTGATGTTCGGCACACAAACAATGAATCTTTAGCTGGTTTTTTTGCATCGCAGCCATCCCTGAGTCATGGCGAGGATCGTATTAGTATTTTTAAAGAGATTATTCCACAAAAATATCGCGACAAGCCGCTGAATTTAGATACAGGATGTGTGCTAAAAACATGGGAACCCCTGTCGCCAACTGATGATAAAAATGGCTGGCTAACTATAGATACTCTTGGAAATATAAAAAAGGTAAGGGCGTATAAAAAAGTCATGCCTTTGGTGGACGCAATGGGTTGGATGCGATATAAGGAAAGACCAATCAAGCCCTTTTTTTGGTCAAATCAGCCATATGATATTTTAGAGCCTGAAAATCAAGCCTATGTGGATTGTCTGGCGAGTTATATGGCAAGTAAAATAAAAGATCGTATTAACAGTCCCCATTTTTGTACATTTTATGGATGTGTAAGAGCTGTCACAGATACATTTTTATATAATCTTGAAGATGATTTTGAAGATTTTAGATTTACACGCTGGTTTTGGCAAAATTTAGAAGCTGGTGAATTTGGACTGCGTATTATTGAAAAACATTCGGGGCGGCGTTTGACAAAGGATGAAATCAAATCCCTATCAAAACCCGATGATGAGTTTTTGCACGACGATAGTGGTTCTGATACCGATTCTTCTTCCTCAGAGGATACGGAATCTTTGGGGGCTGAATCTTTACCAGATATAACTAAATTGGGTGTACTTAAAACGTCAGAGATACAAGAGGTTCGCATGGAAGAACTTCCGTATTCAGCTGGAAAACACAGATCAACTACGCCAAAGACTGCGAGCACGATTAAAACAGCATCAACAACTGATTCAGATGCATCATTTGCTGAAGAGTATGAAATTTACGCTGAATTTCATGAAATGCCTGTCGCAATTCAGTATTTAGAAGCATGCGAAGGAACATTTGATAGCCTTCTAGAAATAAAAGAATATGCGCCTATTCATGAAGAACAACAGCAACAACGCTGGACAGCGTGGCTTTTCCAGATATGTATTGCTCTCGTCCAGCTACAGGGCGTATTACGCCTGACACATAATGATTTACACAGTTCAAACGTTTTATGGAAAAAAACGGAGCAAGAATTTCTTTATTATGCAGATTCCAAAGGGCGAAAATGGGCTGTTCCAACCTATGGGTATGTATTTACGATTATTGATTATGGGCGAGCCATTTTTTCAATCAATAACTTTTTTATCATTAGCAGCGATTATAACGATGGACACGATGCATATGGAATGTATAATTTTGGTCCTATAGAGGATAAATCACAACCACACGTTGGTCCAAATCCAAGTTTTGATCTGTGTAGGCTGGCGCATGACATGCTCCGCGTTCTGTATCCTATAAATCCACCAGCAGCTGCGGCGAAATCAAAGATAATTACAAAAGAGGGGTCTTGGGAAGTTCGTGAAACGAACCATGACCTTTTTAATCTATTATGGATATGGCTGAAAACAAGGCAAAATATGAGCGTTTTGGAAACAGAAAATGGAGACGAAAAATATCCTGGTTTTGAACTTTACGCTGTAATTGCAAAGGATGTTCGTGATGCGGTTCCTGAAGTGCAAATTTCAAAACCTATTTTCAAACATTTTGAAATAAAGGATACTAAAATTGTAAATGTACAACACTATATCGTCTTCTAAATTTCTTAATATCTTTATATTAAAGATTATAAGAAACACATATACTCTCTAAAACCGAGCTGGTCCAACCTGAATATCATAATCGGATGAAAAGGAGACTGATTTAGATGCACCTCCACCAGTCATAGATGGGGTTGTTACCATAGTTGCACTCAAAGAATCAGCCACCCCTTTCATAGACTCGGGAGCAAATGACCACGCCATCGCAGTAAAAATTGCGCCTAAGATTCCATCACGTAAAATCGCTTTAGGTTTCACCTTTCCCTCCGTTTCTGGTCCATAGAGTTGATATAGACTGCTGACACCCGCTAAAAAAGCGGCTCCGATAGCAATTGTTGCAAGCAACATTGGATTCTCAAACGCGTCCATAGTTCTGACCAATTCAATGAAAGTGTTTTTCTTAATTAGACGCAGAATACATATTTACGGGGTTTCCTGGAAATACGAATGGATTTACAGGGTTTCATAATCACTATTTCCAAGCTCGGCTGCATCCAAGTCTTCAAAATCACTCAATGGTTCACCTTCGTCGTCTAGAATTTGAAATGCATCTTGATCTTGCTCGTTGCGATCCTGTTCCACGTAATCAATGTGTGTCTTTCCACCCCTTTGTTGAATGACTTGATCAAAATCGGTAAATCGCACACTTGGCTCTGTTTCTACAATCAAAGTTGGCGGAGCTGGAGCTGGAGCTGGTTCCTGAACTACAGGGTCAGGAATAGGGGTTGGTGCAGGTGTTGGAGATATTAGTTGTGTATCCGCTGTTTTTTCTTGTTCGGGCGAGTCTTCAATCTTTATAGCAATAATTTCCTGAATAGATTCAGCTACAGGCTCGGCTACTGGCTCAGCGACAGGCTCAGCGACAGGCTCAGCGACAGGCTCAGCGACAGGTTCGGCTGCAGACTCGGCAACAAGCTGAGGTGTAGATTCAGTTGCAATTACAGTCTCTTTAACTATGCTTTTTTCTAAAGTTTCTTCCTCATGTTCCTTATGTTTATGGTCTGTTTCCAAATGTTCATCTTCGTCATCAGCATCAGCATCCGTGTCATGGTCGGGCTCGGCGAGATAGTCTTTTAGAATATTCTTTACAGGTAATAATCCACGTATAGCTTGTTGCACGCCTTCTTGTAAAAGCTGCTCAATTTGCCTGTGATTTTTTTGTTTTTCAATAGCTGATAATTCATTATGGAATAGATACGCAGAAGACCATAAAAGGCGACTACTCTCACTTAAAGAACGGTGAAGAAAATGGTCTAACTTTGGAATTGTAATCTGCACACGTTTATTCTTATTTCCAATACGTATTGCAGTTAAAACTTTTGTATGCGCTATAAAAACGGCAGTTAATAATTCTTCTAAATAATCACATGAAATAAACCCTTGTATACGGGCTGTTTCGCGCTGCACCTTGTCAATATTCCATTCGGGAACCTGACTCAATAATTCTTGAAATTTCCACAATTGTCGTTTAGCTTGAGGCTCTTCATGTGTTGCTTGTTGAAGAACTTCCATAAAAAATCTGTGAAATGCAGGTACAATAAATCCAATAAGTTGTTTCGTATATTCGCCCTTTGCTTCTGAATATACAGACGCGTCCATAAGTTCTATGTCAGGCGGGGCTTTGATTCCCATCAGATGAAACGCATAAAAATGCAAGATGGGTCAAAAGGATCCATGGGCTCATACCGTCGCCCATTTTTCTATACATTTCAATCTGCAGCTTTGGTGGTTTATTTGCTAATAATTTATGAATCAATACATCCGGAAGAAGACCTTGCAGTCTTGCTTGAGTTATAGCCTCGCAGGCTGAATGAATCGTAAATCCGGGCGTCCAATGTTCCATTCGCTGATAAAGTGTTGCACGAAGTTTGCGAATATCTGCATATCCACGTTTTTCCAGACTTGCGATCGCAGCCTCTTTGCGAAAACTTTTATTTGGCATGCACATTCGTTTACAGCGGCTCAGTAATGGGGGGTTCATAGTTGTTTCGTCGCGCACTTCCAGTGCGAATTCAACATTTTCAGCAGCGGTTTCTAAAATTCGTCGTAAAAAGGCTTGCGCATCCGCTGTCAGTGTATCTGCACCCTCTAGCCAAATCAAGGTAGGTTCCTTACTGCGATGTTGACTGAATAAAAACTGCCTCCCCTGTCGCAAAGACCGATCTGTTCGTACCGCATGACGAAGAAGTCGCGCCCCCCTTTCTTTGGCTCTTTCCCGTATCCATGTACTTTTTCCAGATCCAGATGGACCACTTACAAGCCACGCAAGACGCATATAGACTGTAAAATACATGTTTAAAAGGTTTAAACCGTGAAATTTTGACAATACTATGTTATATATACGTATTATAAAATACACATATATATCTTTATAAATCTCTATTTACGCCTTTACTGTCTGTCTTGCGGCTAATGCGGCAATTCTATGAAGACTTTGCTGTAAGGGGTTATTGTCAACAGATTCAACAATATCAGGGGTATTGCGTTCAGCAGACACGTCAAGGCGTAGAGGGACGCGATATTTAATTTGTCCAAGGTCGCCAACACCAGGTGGCATAGAATCTACGCGATTGATGGAATTGACGCGATCATTCATATCGTCGCTGGCTAGACGCTTAGCAGTTTGACGACCCGGATCTCCTTCAAATATTGCAATTCCACCATTTCCAGCAATGGGTTTGCGACCACGAGCAATTTGTTCTTTGCTAGAATTTGTGCGCATATTATATGCAAAATCTTCATTCATAACTCCCCACCCTGGATTGTTTCCAGCGCCATAGTATTGACGATTGCTGAGCTGCGCCTTTTGTGTTGGTCTTGCAATGTCCTTGGGATCATAGACTTTGAGACGGTTGGGCGCAGATGCAGAAGAAGCAATGCCACGATAGTCTAGTTGAATGGTGGTTTCCTTGACAGTCGTGCGCGCGATATCATTTGGATCCCATACAGTAACGCTTGGAGCCCCTCCAGCGCCCCCATAACCAGGACCTAATTGTGTGGTGCCATCTTCTTGTTCGGCGCGGCGGGTTGGGCGAGCATCATCCAAGTAATGCACACTGACCTGTCCAGAATCCGCAGGAGTAGGGTTCAGCGCCATTGTACGCTCGCTTGTAGCCGTACGTTCATTGGGTCTGTTTTCAAAGCTTGAACGCCCATAGTCAGCTTCAGGTGAATCTACGTCAGGTGTATACCATGATGTAGAATCTGCATTACGAAACCCTGCGCCACCATATTGCTGTGTCATAGGTGTGCGATAAGAACCAGTTACATAACTTTGATGAGTATCTTGACCAGCAGCGGGACCAAACGCTTCAGTTGATGTTTCTGCACGGGTTGTTTCAGGAAGAACTTGTACCGGGCGGCTCATTTCCTTATGAACTTCGGCGGGAGCAGCTGCACCAGCCCGAGACAGAGTAGGATCAATGTAAAATTTATCCGGCCTGTATTTACGAACTTCACCGGGGTTATCAGATGGATTTGCGACAAAATGTTGACCAGGAACAACCGGTTGCAGATATGTCATCTTGGGATTTGTAGCCACACGAAGTTCATCGGATGTCTTGGGGCGCATAATTTCATTGATTTCCAACTGTTGAAATCCCCCTTTACCAGTCAATCCAAATCCTTCATTGACTGCAGGACCAACACGAGTGGGTTCAAAAGGGCGTTCACCGTTACGAGCACGTGGAAGATCAATACGACTTTGCACAAAATCAGTTGAACTTTCCAAACCAAAGGGGTTGCCAAAGGGACGCTGGTAATCAAACATAGTTTCCACCTCCTTTTTTGCAATTTGAGTGTACCCAGCACCGGTATATGTATCCAGGAGGCTATTATTGGCTGCAGCTCGCATATTTTGTTTCACGCGTCCTCCGAAAAAGGGGACCATGTTGTTGTGGGTAAATTCGGAAGAGTTGATTCTGTTTCCAGATATACTCATCATATCACCATCCAAATAACTGGGATTGGCTTCTATGCCACTAGGGTTCATTTGCACTTGAGCCGTGAAATCCTCCGCCGGGCTCGGCTTAGGTCCAGGTGTAGAACGAGATGGGTTTGGAGGAGCTAGTGGGGGCTGCTGTGTTGCAAACCCAACTGGCATACCGTAAGGTCCTGGAGATGGCTCGCTAGGATAGGTTTGCCCATTCGGAAGTTGATACATCATATCAAGTTCTGGAGCAGGGGCGACAGGGTTCGCCCCCTGGGGAGTCAATGCGAGAGCCGATGTGGGCGGGGATTTAAGTGCGACAGTTTGACTTCCAGGTTTAAATGTCATTGCCGCCGATGCTTGAGTATTTGTCTGAAATCCCTCCTTTTTAATAGTTGGTTTGGGTCCTGCAAGTCGGGATACGACATAGCCTATTCCCATTAAACCTGCCAAGGCAGCAGCTTCCATATTCTAAAAGAGATGAGAGGTAATTAGTAGTGCATTTTAGGCGTTTATGCAAACTGGCTTAAATTATAGCCACCCTTAATAATTAAGATCATGCCTCGCAGTCAAACTGGTCAACAGAAGGGCTCAGTTCCAATTCAACCAAATACCACATACCCAAGAGTAAGTTATACTGGTCCTCTTATGCCACGCCCCACTCCAATGCAATCCTCGGCTCCCTCCTTTATGCAAACTGTTAAAGAGGGGTTTTCATTTGGTGTTGGCACCTCTATTGCAAGAAATATTGTAGATCGCATATTTGGCTCTAGCGCACCCCATGTTCCTTCTCCACCCGCAGTCCCTGCGGCGCCTATTTCAACTGCAGTAGATTCTACTAAATCTATTGGAGCAGATCAGATGCTTTATCATAAATGCATTCAAGATGGCGGCAAGCATGAAACCTGTAAAGACTATCTTGTTTAGATTCATACATGTATATCTAAGCAGGTGCTGGAACAGAACCTGGAGCCAAAGCAGGACCATATTTACTTAGATTCTCCATGGGATTGTACGCTGGAACTTTGACTGGGTTAGCAGAACGGGGATAGGATGGGCATCGGGCTTTATCAATATCACGGGAAGGGATAAAGTAATCAAATGGCTGTTCAAATGTCTTTTGAGGATCATGGAACAGGGGTTGCCAACGATTCCAACCCGTGGCGCGTAGAGTACAAGGCGGATTATGGAGTCTGTTGAAATTTAATGGAAAGGTGCCATCTTGTGCGTGATCAAGGGGCGTGTTATTGAAACGATTTGTCTCGGGATTGTACAATACGTCATCACATCGCACGCGTTGACTGAACCGATTAATGCCTTTCAGATCGGTTTCCACGTCTGTACGCCATTGGGCTTGAGGCCATGAATTGCCCTGTTTTTGAATTCGGGTGGTGGGTTCAACGGGGAACATGGATGGACAGTTGGCTTCAGGGGGATTTACATAATATCGTAATGCATAGCTCGTAATTCTCATGTCATCTTGCATCACAAACGGGTCCATACGAGGATGTGTCCAGTTTTGCTGGACGGGAGCACATTCGTCTACCATAACTTACCTACCTTGACAAGCATTTTAAGATTTTCCTCTATATACCAATAGGTCCCCCTCATGAAGTCAATTCGTGATATTGTTGTGGCAAATATACTTACAATTGGTATACTTGTCACAATTACATACTTTACAACCGTTGAAGTAAAACGTGAACTCTTTTTTAACGGGACGAGTAATACACAATATAAAATTAAGTTTGGTCGTTAATACTTTTCGGGACGACCGCAAGTTTCCTTTCGTAGTGGTAATCCGGTATAAACTGGTGCATAACCCCACATTTGATACTCGGGCAAGTGTACCGGACGAATATCAATTGCCATGTTTGTCTTACGATTGTTAATCACAAGCTTCTCTTGGCTAGCCATCGTAGGCTTATATTCACGTCCAGGACAGTTTGTCAACGGACGCGTAATACCTCTTAGTTCAGATTCAATATCTTGCGGATTTCCAGCCATTTGGCTCACTTCATTGCCTCCAACTATTCCTAGAATGTGCCTCTTCGCCTGGGGAGAGACTAAGTTGTTTTCCACCACAGAATAATTTTGACGAACTACACGATTTGGCACATTCATATCGTACACTGCCCCATTGTCCTCACGAACCCAAGCCTTGTTTTTTGCAACAAGTTCATCTATATATTCAACCGTCGCTGCACCCCAAAAAAGCGGTGACGCCATCGTTCCTATGTATTCATTATAATTTCTAGAGCATTTCCTGTAGAGATTATAAATTCAATGCAATTTTAGCAATTTACATTGCGGATGTATTCGCGACTGGGGAGACCGCCGCGGATCCAACCAGGAGCCGCCATCTCGGGGATTAAATTTTTAGGATCCTGGATGGTTGCAGCCAATGTAGGTACCAGAGGGGTATACTGTTGTGGGAAGAAAGTCTCGGTCACTGTATCGCAAGCCTTGCCCATGCGGCTCATCTCAGAATGCAGCAAGGGGGACTCCACATCAGGGTTGCCACGCCCACCGCCCATGAACGGGACACTCAAGAATGGACGGGCTTGTTGACGAGTGCTGCAACGCTTGCTGAGGAATCCAGGTTGATTGCGTAAAATGCTATCTGCATTGATGTTCTTGTTGTTGAAACCAAAGCCGTCGCGGGGATACATGATTAAACTTTCAACGGCTAGAGGGTTTACAACACGTGCATCAGGGACTAAATATGTTGTCGCATATGAGCCCGGTCCGACGGATTGCTTGTAATATTGTTGAATTGCGCACATGTCGTCGCGCACGTTTGTTAAACGATTTACTTCCATTCCTGGTGATATCTCTGTAGGAAGAAAACAAAAAGAGTCGGGAGGATAAATATTGGACATACATGTATAGAGGATGAAAGGTGGAGGGATTAACTATTTGCCATTACCACCTGAAATCACAGACCCTTTTAAATTTGCCAATACTTTTAATCTTATATCCATGACGGCTCACGGAAGTCAGGATGGAAATGTATTTCTTGTTCCGGAAAATACTTGGATCCTTTTTCGTGGACCTGCAGCCGCGTCCATTGAACGTCGCGAATCACAAGAGGAGTTATTAAATCAGTTTCGGTTTTTAAATCCTGGAGAGTCTGTAAAGGAATATTATACACGTATTTTTGAAGCAGTTCGTAATAGAGAATTATTTAAGGATGTATTGTTTTCTCCCGAAAGCCCATTCCAGCCTGGAAAATTAAGTATCTATGAACCTGGCGACTTGATTCAAAATGTAGCTTTTGATATTCATAATTTTCAATACCCGTTTGCTCTCATTGGTGTATGGAAACTACCTCTACCGAGAGGTATATTAGATACAATTGAAAATGCAAATAAAACGTATAAGGAAATTGACGATGAATATAGAGCACATGGGTATAATGCAACTGGTCCGTTGAATGAAATTCTAAAAGAATCTGAACGTTCTATAATGCAGCACAAGGAGAATGCAATGTATAACATGGGTTTAGGAAATCAATCTTCAATCTATGAAGTTCTGAATAAAAGAAATCAATCCAACCCTGTGAATCCAGCTGGCACCTTCCCCAAAAAATATACATTTATTGTTGTAGAATCATGTAGAGCTAGCGAAGATTTACCTCAGCATATGCATATTATGCCAGGAAACGTGCAACAATTAGAAGAAAATCCAGCTGGATTCTTGAATTATTTAAAAACTAAATATCGCAAAATACCTGGAAAATCAAATACAAATTACGAAGCACAATTAAAAGAAATGGCAGAATCTATGACACAATCAATCAAACGTTCACGACGTTTAAGTCTAGGAGTTCGCAAACTTCCTGAATCATGTTATAAATCATTATTTTTATTGTCTAGAGAAAATTTTGTGAAAATACTAAATGCACCTGGTTTATCAGAGTATGAGCGTATGCTAGTAAATGGGCTTATTGGTGGTCGTTTAGTTCCTAAAGGTCAGATGATTGAAATTCTAAAGACGCCACGCAATCTAAATACGCGTTTGCTGAATTTACCTCATATGGAGCGTTTTTTTGTAGGAGAAGGTGTTCAGGTTGGAGGTGCATACGCCATAGTTACAGGTATTGAGATTCAGCGAGGTGCTGGAAATACAGCAAACATTGCATACAAGATACGTTTTGCAGATGGACATGTGGAAACCAAGCGCGGTTCTGAAATGACCCATATGGACCAAGAAGAGTTCGCTGGAATTCGCATGTCTATGACAAACGCAGAACAGGCTGCTTTAACTGCTCCTGCGACTGTAGATCAACCAATTGGAGTACCTCCCGCAGCTGCTGTAGCTGCACAAGCAGGTCCTGTTCTTTTGTTTCCTGAATATGGCTCTAAATTTTTTGTAAAACCAGACCTGGCTTCCAAAGTTGATGACATAAAAAAGGAAATGGGCAAATTTTCGTTTCAGCCCTATCAAGAAGCCAAAATTAAAGCCACCCCCGCAGGTCCACTTGCTGGTAAACGTGTTGAAATTCAGCCAGAAATTCAGTACTTGGAAGGAAAGGGATTTAGATATATGGTACGTTTAGACGATGGGTCTGTGCGAGCCATGAATCCAGCATTTTTAGAGCAAGGATTCAGCGGCGGCGGATATTCTTCCAAACTTGCATCCAAGTTTTGCCGTTGCATTAAAAAGGTGCGGAAAACAGTGCGTGTTCGCGGTAAAAACAAATCCAGGAAAGCTAAAGAATCGGCTGCGATTGGTATCTGTACAAAATCAGTGGTACAAAAAAGGGGGCGTACACTAAAGCGGTTCAAATGTGCACCCAAACCTTCTCTGCAAACACAAAAAGTGAAGTAAAATAAAATACAGTGGATTTAATTTATAGGTATATATTACATATAAATCAACTATTACTATTTCTACCCCCATATCCCAACCTCTTAATTGGGTTGGCGGAACCTTTGGCATCGTAACCCAAACTTTAGTTGGGTTGACTCAGTCTTTGACTTGCTGTCCAAATTTTTAATTTGGCTGGCTCAGCCAAGGAATGGGACCGCCATTCGTTCCAGGATAGCATGCATCTCTGTTGCCTTCCTTGCAGGTCTTTCCAGGAATTAAATACAGCCAATTTTGAAAACTGCCCTGATCATTGGGAATGCTTGTGCTTGGCATAGTGTAGAACTGACGTTGACTTTGTGTCTTTCCAAACACATCTGTTGGATCGCTCGTCCATTGAACACGGAAAAAGTCATCAAGTATAACCTGATTATTGGGGTCTGTGCTGTAATCAGCCGGTGGGCGAGTAGGGTTGTATTTGATTTCATCCAACAACACGTTCATGAACGGGTTGCGTGCGGTAGGGCGTGTTTTTACAGCCACACCAGGACTTGTTAAAATAGGGGGGAATGCTTTGGGCTCTACGGGGCACTCGCGAATGTCTGCACCCTCCAAATCGGCAAATCCCTCCTTCTTCTCAACCGGCTTTTCAGTTACAACGGTGCGGGCGTCAGGAATAATCTTTGCAAAAATCCAACGACCGTACAAGAATAAAAGTGCTAAAAGTACAACAATTAATCCACCCAATCCCAAGAAGGGGCTTGCGAGTGCAGCCAACAAAAGTCCTAGAACAACTGCGCGACTAAATGCATTTATATTGTTACTTTCACAAATATCCGAAACTAATAAGTTAGTTCCTAATAAACTTCCTGGGGAATATATCCATAATGTTTCACACGGGCAATCGGGCATTCTAGAAACCCCTCTCTATTATGCCCTTACTTCTTTGCAGCCTTCTTTGCTTCCATCTTCTTACGGAGGCGCTCCTTGACCATGTTGCGACGGGCATCACCGTCACGCCCCATATCACGAGCTAAATCAGGGTCATCCATTCCAAATGTATTACGGAATGTTTCCATCATTTCTACAAATGCTCCATTTCCGCTAAATTCTTTAATGAGCTCTTCGGCTTCCAGCTTAATTTGTTCGGGACGAATCTCCCCACGCGCGATCTTTTGCTGGAGGCGATTGGCGATACGCTGAATTGCTTTTTGAAGCACTTCGGGCTTCTTTGTATAAATTTCAGTTAAAAGATGAAAGGCGCGCCCGGGATCTTCGTCACAGGCTTTTAATTCTTCAGTAGATAGACCGAAATCTTCAGGTTTGAACTCACGAACAAGTTCTTCGGCAAGTTTCGCCAAATGTCCCTTTAAAAAGCGTTCGGGGAGTTTGGGCATTTTATCGGGACCAATTCCACCAAGAATTTCAGCAAGTTTCTTGGACATGCCTTCAAAATCCATGGAGCTCATTTTAGATTTCCAGGTTTCCATAAATTCGGCGGTCCACTCAGCGGTAGGGTTTCCAGCGGCGTCAAACCCTTCGCGTCCTTTGGTATAAATACAACACATGGTCATGATGGTTAAATATTCCTGGATGGCTTTTTGGGTTGCAGGTCCTAAACTGTTCCATATAGCATCTGTCAAAACAACACCGGGAAGCACTGTACCTGGATTTTGAGTAGCATCTCTGGTTGGAGAACATGTAGGAACGATTTCTTCGCTGAATTTTTCCAGCCTCTTTTCAGCTGAAAGTGCAACCGCGTCCGAAAGTTGGGAAGCTAGCTCTGGAATAATTTCGCTGAGTTTTTGGCAGAATTCGCTGTATTTTTCTTGAAACACCTGCGCCAGATCGCCGCTCATCTCTTCTGATCTTGTAAAGTCCAGAAGAGAGTCTTTACGCTGTATTTTTGGTTAGGTAGGTGCCTAGAGTTTTTCAAACGTATGAGGATCCAAAATGATAACCAAAAGGATCACCAAAACAAGCCCAATGTACAATTTGCGACGGGGAATCAAATATTCTGTTTCCAGCCACGTAATAGCATCCTCTGTCAGATTCCAGATTCCAACCCAAAACAGGATCAAAATCAGTGCAACACGGATTCCATGCAAGTCGGAAGGATTTACTACGCCAAATGTCTTTGCCATCTCTTTGCTGGACGATAGAATTAATGTCTATCCAGAATTTGAAATTCAGCGGATTCTGGTTTCAAGGCAGAAACTAGACATGCATGAAATGCATCTATATTACATTTCGCATCGCATGTAAAAAAGTCTATAAACGCACTTGCATGCTCTGGATATGTATGAATGCTACAATGACTCTCTTTTAACAGGAAAACACATGTATACCCTCCGTTTGTAAAGATTTCATCAACATGTGAAAGAATGGATGCATTTACCTTCTCAAGGGCTGCTCGCAGAATGCTAGACAGCCGCTCGTGCGTATAAAGTGGAACGTTGCACGATTTAAAACTGGACACATAGTGTCGCCCTTTGAATTCATAACTCATTCAAAACTGTAATCACACCTGGATGATGGTTTAAGCATTTCTAGACTGTAGTTACGAAGATGAAACGAGCCGTGTCCTATTCGGACTCTTTCATAATTCTGAAACATAAACATGAAGATTCTGATGAAGATATGCTCACACCTATTTTAATACCAACACGTCGGGATATTCCCGATGATGAAACTGAACGCACCCCGGTACCACCCAAACGCATTGGCTCCCTCAATGCATTGGATCAGAGGTCCAATCCCCCATCTCCCCGGTCCAGTGCGTATTTTTCGGCACCGGGGTCAAAAATGCCAAAAAATACGCACGAGCCCCTCTTACGCAAAAATCGTGGTCCTCGCGTTATGTGTTTCCTTCTTACGTTCAAGCTGAGTTTCCATTTGTTTTTGATTTCAGGATTTGAAACAATTTTCTACTTTCTGTTTGTCAACCGGACCGAAGACGCTGGCATCCTAAAAACGATAGACACCTACTACCAACCAATCGTTGCAAATTGTTCCAACGGATGGTCAAATTTTACAAAATCACTGGTATCAGAAATTCTTCATACTTTAGTCAATCAGACCCAAATTGATGAAGAAGGGCGACTTGCAGACTCTGAGCAAGCAATGTACAATCAGACATTGCTGAATTTATCGATTGTGTATTCTGGAGTATGCGCTGTATTGTGTACTGGTGCAGCTTTGTATGGAAAGTGGCAGCAGTGGAAAGTTCCATGGGTTCGTATGATTGCTGAAATCTCAGTTTTGTGGTGATTTTAGGTTTGTACGAACTTTTCTTTTTCAAAACCATCATTTACAACTATGACACGATGTCTTCCGCACAGCTGAATCGTTACATTGTGGATGGTTTGGCGCAATGCGTATCCTAAACGCGCGTGGACTGTGCTTTATCGCTTAGAATAATAAGCACCTTCATGTACTTCCAGATTGCATTCCGATTGGAATCTGCAAGTCCAACCCAGTGACGATCAAAAATAGCGAGAGCGGGCATGATTTCATTGTATTGACCATTCGCTTTCTCGCGTGCATAGACAATAATTGCACCAACATCCTCCTTCGCGATGGCTTCGCGAAGAGGTTTGGCAACATGTTCCATGTACAGATCCAGAATCAGTCGCGGATTAATCTTTCGCGCATTTTGAATATAATCCAGAGCTACGCGAATATCCCTCTCCTCGGGAAACGTATCGCGAATTTCTTCAAAAAAGCGAACCAGCATATTATTAAACGCCGTAAGAGGAGATCCAGAGGACATTTCTTCTACTAACTACTAGTCTTAGAAGGGATGTTTTAAACTATTTTGCCGCACATGCCGCACATGTCGCATATTTATTGGCGCATGACGGGTTGTGGCATTCCGGACCCTCGTTGGCGCATATAATCTTCCATCTGTTTATCAAACAGCGTCTCGCGTTTTGATTTTTGCGACTGTGCTCTTGCACCGAGACCGCCATTTGGCATATCGGATGCTGTGCGGGTGCCGGATGCAGTTTGACCATTTAAAAATTCAAAATTTCCGATCGGAGCTTGATCATCTGCAATGAAACTAAACCCCTTCGTGTAAGATCCGCCCATTTCATTGCCGACCCATGGCTCTGGTTCCGCGGAACCTGGTGCACCCCCCTCTCCACCACCACTTCTGGAAAGAAGTTTCTTTTCAGCAAGCCAATTCATAACTTCACCATCTGTTCGGGGTTCATCTTCGCCGCGAATAACGAGCGTCGGGACCTTCTTTAACCAACCAGGAAGTTGAGGGCGCTGACTATTCGGTCCAGGGTCAACACATACATATTTAAATTCAGCTTTAAAAGGTGTGTCTTTGATTTCATTAATGAATGCAGCAGACCATCTGCATTTATTGCTATAAAAGCAGATATGTTGAGGTCCCCCGGAATTGTTCATTTCCTCAAATTCCTTCTTTTTTATAACAACAGACAAACTGCGACGGGTTAGGCGCGCAGGACCTAAAAATTGATCCGCGTGTCTACCATTAGGAAAGGTACACACGAATAGAATGGCAGCTCCTAAATCTGAAGATGTCTTTCATGATGTAAATATGAGGTCCCGAATGAATACAACCTCCTTTCGTCTAGCCCCCACGCATGTGGCGTATGCAAATACGCTTCGTCGCCTGTGTATGATTGCCGTTGAAACCGTGGGATTTCGGTCGGACATTAAAGAGGACGGCTCTACCGCCGATGTGCGAGTTCTATCCAACTCAACCCCAATGACCAATGAAATGCTGGCACATCGCATTGGGCTCCTGCCGCTTCATGTTTCCAACCCTCTGACGTGGGATGCAGACAAGTACAAATTTGTACTCAATAAAGTAAATACTGAAGAAAAAACAGTAGATGTTTGCGCTGGAGACTTTAAGATTCTAGAAAAGAGGGGTGATGGATATGTGGAAATTCCCTCGCACAAGTTCTTTCATCCTCATCCGGAAACACATGATACCTGTCTTATTGCAACACTGAAACCAATGATGGCTGGAGCAAAACCGGAAGAAATTCACATTGAGGCTAAAGCGACTGTGGGTGTTGGTCGTGAAAATGCGAGATTCATTCCGACTGCACAGTGTGCATATGCATATACCCGTGATAGGGATCCGCTGAAGGAAAAGGAGGTATTTGAACGATGGCTGCAAACTGCAAAAGATGTAAACCCTGCTGAACTAGATCAAGATCAAAAACGAAAGGGTGAACTCATTCGCGAATTTAACACTCTGGAAGTCAATCGGTGCTTTCTGAAGGATGACAGTGGCGAACCCTATAGCTTTGACTTTGCAGTTGAATCTGTGGGCGTCCTTCATCCTGCTGCAATTGTGGCGCGAGCATGCCAGAAAGGGGCGGAGCTATGCAAACCTTTCGCAGAAGATGCTCTAAATGCGAGTGTAACTGTACAGCCTTCAGAAGGGCAGGTGCTTGGATACGATTTCTTCTTTCAGGGTCAAGATCATACTCTTGGTCATCTTCTTCAAGCGTGGATTGATAAAAATCTAATTGATCGGGGCGACATTACGTTTGTAGGGTATGATATTCCCCATCCTCTACGCGATGAGATGGTGATCCGTATTGGTGTAAAAGATGGTAGTGAGCAAACTGCACGAGCAGCTCTCAAAGCCGCAGCCCAAGCATGTTATGGAATGTTTGAGCAGTGGTATGCAGAGTGGTCCCGAAAGGCGCAAATTGTAGAGCCTGTCCAGCAACTCATGCAAGGTACAGCCGCCCCCACAATTAAAAGAGTTGTAAAACGACCTACGGTTATTTCTTAATTCATATCCCATAGAAGTACAAATACAGATGCAATTGCCATAAACACCCCATCATTCCACATATGTTGGCGCGTTATACGAAATTCATGTGCATACATGTCCAAAGTTCCTCCGAATCCCGTTAGTACAGTTGCAACAAACATTAAAACAAGCGCTGCAATTTGCAGTGGGCGCATTTCTATTATGTTTAAGGATATATTGTAATAGAATATAGATGGATTTGAATATTATTGCAGAAGCAAAGCAATATATTAACGATGGAAATCTTGAAGAATTACAAAGCCAGGTGTGTAGACTTATAGATAGCACTGAATTACCGCGTGAACCGGATTGGTCATTTATTTTTCAAAAAGTATATCTTCATGCATGTTTAAAAGGGAAGCAGCCAATCGCAGATTGGTTACAAAAAGCCATGTATCCAATCATGGATCCCATCCAACAGATTGCATTGCGCCAAATTTTTTCCTATGGACGTCACCTTCTTTCAAAAGCCGCACGAAATCCTAGATAGGAGTGGTTACTTCCAAGTCTTTATAGCTCGTAGGAAGTAGGGGTTTACGGTTGCGACATGCATAATAGGATCGCATTCCAAGGGAAGCTCCATCTAAAACAAAAAGCGGGGCAAAATTTATAATGAGCGCTTGATCGTGTGTAAGAACCGAAAATGCAAGCGCGAATCCAGACCCCACAAAAATGAGAGCCTTTTCAGGAAGATTCCAAAGATTCGCGTTTTTATTGCGATAGTTTGCGTACAAATCAGGAACATAACACACCAAATAACATACCGTACAAATATTCATCAGGTAATCATACGGGGTTTGAATCATCTTTTGATCTTCTCTACAACTTTCGATGCGTTTGAATGTATGCATGCAAACGTACCGGATATGAGGTTCGAACTCATGACTTCTGCCGTGTCAAGGCAGCGCTCTACCGCTGAGCTAATCCAGTGTGGGGGACATTCGGGAATCGAACCCGAGACCTTCTGGACCCAAACCAGAAATCATACCACTAGACTAATGTCCCGAATGAGGCGAGTTAACAATCGCCTATAGTACATGATACGTACTCGTTTAAATAGTTTTTGCTCCATCTCAAAATAGAACATGGAAGAAGTTGATAATATATCAAATATGCCAGATGCCGTATTCAAACATTTTTTCACTAAAAAAGATCGGCTATTCGTCAATCGTGCAAAAGAATGTGCATATGAAACTTGTCATAAAAAAATATCTGAAAAATACATCAATGCATCACTTAATAATTTTAAAAGGGGCATTATTTATTTTAGTAAAGGGGATGTAATTGGTTTTGTTGTATGGAAAGAGAAATTTGAAGAAATGCCCACAGGTATACGGATGTTAACAAGCATGGAAAATGAACGCATAAATTATAAGCCTGAAAAATATATAGAAATTACATTATTGTGTGCAAAACCCAACATTTACCGTTTGGGAAGTCATATTTTATACGATGTAAATCAGTATTGTTTAGAAAATAAGATTGAATTGATTGAATTATACCCAGCAGATGCAGACTTAATACAATTTTATAATAAAAATGGATACAAAATTAACAGCACACGAGCACCTCGTTCAAGTGTAAATATCATACGCATGTATAAAATTGTTTCACCTATACTTGTGCAAAAAACAAATAAAACGCGTAAACAT